TCATATCCGCAGCGGTCAGACCGCTGTACGCCAGCACGGTCGCCAGCGCGCCGGTCAGCACCTGCACCCAGAACACCGGGTTCTTCAGACGAATTTTCCAGTTCATGTATAGTCCTCCTTATCGTGTAATTTGATCAAGAGCAATTCCTTCAAGAAACTGCTCATACTCGTGCTGCGTTTTCTTGATCGCCGCCAGACCTTGCTCAACTTCACCATTGCAGTGACCTCGCTTGAGGGCCATAGCAACGCCTACGGTCAAACGACAATTCGCGTCAAGCATAGAGAGCTGGAGTCTACCTTCCTTTGCACGCTGTTCGGCACGTCGGTCGATACGCTCCTGCTCCGCCTGCTCACGCTTTTCTCGCTTAGACGATTGAGCTGCCATAGCTGCACAGATAATAGCTGCGACGGCAGCAATGAACGCGCATAAAATCTCTACCATCCAGATACCTCCTTCAGATATGCGAAAAGGGCGATCTCTCGCCCCTTTCACACACCATTTTCAGATCAGATACCCAGCAGTTCGTGGTCATGGCGGCTCATCAGCTCCGGCACGCCGGTCTCAACAGAGCGCCAGTGCTTGTACTGGGCGCGTGCAAGATCGTCATGCTTCAGGTGATGGATGTGATCGAACTTATCCAACTGCACGCCGATATCTCCGGTCAGCTTCTTGATCTCTTCATGATTCTTCACATAAATGTTATTCGGATACATAACTTTTGTCCTTTCCGGGCATTCGCCCTGTTCAACTGTAAAATTTCCTACGATTTTTTCCTGTTAGTCGAAGATCTTGTGCAGTCGGTCCTCGATCCAGACAGCTACTGCCGACAATACTGCCCACGCCAGCGTAAACTGCGGGCACACCTGCCCCATGATATTGCCGGGCACGCCAGAGTAGTCCCACACATCCAGACCGAGCCAGACATTGAGCACCAGACCGGCTAGCAGCTCCATCACGGTGCAGATCACAGCACCCTGTGCCATCTGCAAGATGATCGGCGGTCGCTGCTGGATCTCATTCAGCAGGCCAACTGCCACAAAGCATACGCCGCCGAGTACACCCATCGACCAGTGCGTGTAGCCGCGCCATGCGATCTCGATCAGCATGTACGTCACGCCGCCGATCGCCGCGAACAGCAGGTGCTCAAGCACAGACTTAGGTGTAATTCCACGCAACACTCAAGACCTCCTCTGCCGTCGCAGCATTGCGGAGATCGACTTCCACCGCCTGCTGGATGCTTACGCGCGGCTCGACATAGGCTGCAATCGCCAGTGCCAGCGCACACAGATCGGCATACTGCCAGACCGTACACTCATCGCCGGTCGAGTTCCAACGCAGCTCACGTTCCACTCCGGCAGACTCTGCAACCTGCTGTACCGCCAGCGCCGATGTAAGCTGTGCCTGCTTTTCCGACGTTACAGCATACTTCTTACCATCCGTCCATGTCAGCGGATTTTCGGACAGCCATGCAGCGAGGTCTGCCTTGCTGTCTGCGATACGCTGCTCACGCAGATCATCAACTGAGGTCAGCGGTGTGCCGTATTCCTCGCCGACGGCCTGTAAAAGCAGTGCGTCGTTCTGCTCATTCACACGCGCCTGCAAGTCCGAACCATCTGCAACCTCGGTGACATACTCGTCATACTCCCACTGCGTGTTTCCGTCTGCGTCTGTGGTTTCAAACGGATTCAGGCAAAACCTTACCCACGCGCGTCCCAGCTTGTTTGGCTGGCTGTTTGCGGAGATTTTCTCCGGCTTGTTGTCGCCGTGTACCTTCATTTAGATCACTCCTTTCAGACCTCGCACATCAGACGGGCGGAGGTTGTTGAAAATGAACCCGTTCCGGGATTGGACACATTAAAGTACAGTAAACCCGCATCAGTATTCTCACCATAGCATCCACCAACCATTAAGCCATACTTGCCACTGGTGGTAGAAACCACAATATCGGGAATATACGTTGTAGCCGAGCCACCATTCGACTTAGGGATAAACAAACCGTTATCAAGCACTGTCAAATCTTTTATATACCCAGCGACCGTGGGTAGATTGCCAATCTTGGTGTAGCCGGTTGCAGTATCGTCCGCGTACTTCGATGGGTCAGTACAGTAGTAACCAGTCGTGCCGTCGGCGTTAAAGCCGTCCACCCACTGCTGCAAGTTGCCCCAGAGGTTTTCGATCCACCTATATTGGATTGAGTACGTATTGTCAGTAACACTCGTACCTCCCGTTCCGGTATGCCAAATCATATCATCCGAGTAGCCACAAGACATTTCTCTTCCGCCAGACACGCGACCTGCTCCAACTTTTTTTTGAGAGTTCCAATCAGCAAATTCAATTAAATACAACAATGTGATTGCACAATATGTTGCATAGTCATAAAGGTGATACCGGCTTCCAATAGCTTTCGCAAGTGTACGAGCTTTTGCTCGAGTAATTTTAACATAAGCACTGATTCCATTCTGACTACCAGCTCCGCCATTAGGAAATACATATTTGCCTACATAGCATCCGCTTCCGGGATGTTTAGCCATTCCGTCTTTTTCTTTATCCGATACATAAAAATATCTTTTGTCTCCGTTAGTTTTGGTTGCAAACCAAAACTCCGGCACGAATACCATTGTATACTTATTGGAACGAGAAAATCCTGCATCCCCCTTCCACGCCGTCACCTTACCGGAGCTATCGAGGTTGCATTCCTTCATCCCGCTCCACGGTGCATAGCTGTCAAAAGGCGAACTGCCCGAACCTGTGCCGACTGCCGGTTTAGGCTCAGTCGTAACACTCTTGGTAACATACCCATAAGGGTCAGTGCTCGGTGTTAAGCGCGTCAGCGCCGTGCTCGAATTGCTCGTATCCCAGCACACGCCAAAAACGTTAGCGTAACTCAGCGTCAGCGACTTGCTCTGACCACTGACTGTAATCTCCACCGTGCCGGTTGCCGTGTTGCCGTCCTTGGTAGCCTTAATTGCCCATGTGCCCGCCTTACCGACGGTAAACACAGCCGTACCGGTGCTCGTCTTGGTCAATACCGTGCTGCCCAGTGTCACCGTAACTGTTGAACCACTGTCTACGGTTACGGTAATCGTACTCTGGAATTTCTCAAGATTGACACTCAGCGCCGTGTAATAGTCCTTGGTCGTCACCTCGGCGGTGTACGTCGTGCCGGACAGCGCTGCACTCAACGTGTACGTCGTGTTAATGCCCAGCACGCTGACCGTAGCCGTCTTGCTGCTGTCCACCGTACCGGTGTAGGTTTCACCGCCGCCCTTGAGCGTCCATGCCTGACCGACAAAATCAGCCGCAAACGTCAGCGTAATCCGACTGCCGCCGGATGCAGGCGCGTCTACCTCGCCCACGGTATCAGTTGCCGTAAAACCGAGGTACTTTCCCTTCTTGCCCTTGATTTTGTCCTGTTTCTTGGCAAACTGTGCAGAATGTGCGCTTGTGCTCGTGTTATGCGTGGACACCGCATTTGCAGCCGTGCCGGACGGGTCAGCACCAACGTCACCGGCACCCAGCGCATCTACTTTCTTTTCAAGCGCTGCTGCCGCTCCGGCTTTTTCTGCACCGAGGTCAGCAGCGGTCAGACTTCCGTCCTTGACAACCTTCTTCACTTCTGCTGCAAGTTCAGTGGTCTTTACACGGGCATTAACAGCATCAACGTTATTCTTCAGTTCGGTGTCAATCTTATCCCAGTTCTCATTTCTGGCTTCTACATTGTAGAAATCCTGCGGACTGTGCTTATTCAGTCCGTAGTTTGTCGTTTTACTCGCCATCCGGCAACACTTCCTCTCTAATTTCAAAATGCGTAAGCAAGGCAAGCTGTGCGTGCGTGAAGCGTGTCAGGTCTGCGTGCTGATTGTACAGCAGTGATGTTGTGCAGACCATATTCGCGGGTACAATGTCCGCGAGCAGTTCTTCAACTGCCTGCTGATTGCGCTTTGCGATCAGCGCGACTTTGACCGTCAATGTGTACCTGTTGCCGTCCAGTTCCAGCTTGTAGCCGTCCGCACCGCAGAGCGTTTCAAGCTGCTGCCGCAGGCGGCGCACCGAGAACGGCAGCTGTGCATTGATTCTCGCCAGCACGCGGAACCGGCGCTCGTCCAGTGTGTCCGTGTCCATCGGCGTAATCTTGAAGATTTTCTCATACCGAGCGATACCACGTTCTCCTGCCGTAGTGACAAACTGTGCATCCAGAACCGCAGTGGCAGCGGCGTTCAGCCGGTCAAATTCCGGCTGTTCCGTCTTGCACAACAACGGGAACTCATAGGTTTTGAGTAGCACCGGCGGCAAGTAGTCCTGCAATTTCTTACGCATTACGCACCTCCGATACTGCCGAGGCGTGGAATTTCGTCCGCTGCCAGCTCGATGTTCTTCACACTGCCGTTGATGGTCGTGTCCTCCACGTCCACCACGCAGTCGAGCGCCAGCAAATGCGTCTCGATCTGCGAGATACGGACAACGGTCGTCGCACTGTCCGCCCAGACCTTCGCAAGCTCGGCAAAGTACATCTTGACCGCGCTCTCCACTTGCGACTGTGCGCTCGACCACGCCCAGCCGGTCGCAAATGTGATATTGGTTGTGATAGCAATGTCGGCGTACCTCGCACCGGCGACAGTCACGGTGTGCCCGATCGGCGCAAGGCCTAAGCCTTCGCCCTGATTTTCCTCGGGGTCAATGGCGGTCTGTACCTTGCTGATAAGCTCGCTACTCGGCGCGGTATAGTCGGATGCGATAACAGTCAGCTTGACCGTACCGCCACCGTTCCAGACTGGGTAGACCTTAACACCGCCAACACCTGTAATCGCGTTGACCTTCTCGCGGTAGTCGGCCACATTGCCGCCGAACGCTTCACCGTCAATACTGGCGTAATACTTCTCACGCAGCGTGTCGGTCGTGTCGCCGTCCTCGGCCGGAATGAGCACCGCCACAATCTGGGCGGTTTCCAGCCCGTTGACGGTCTGGATCGGCAGCAGCAGGCCGGTATACTTGTTGCCGACCGTACCGAACGTTTCAGCTTCCAGCTTATAGCGACCTGCCGAAATCTTTTCTGTGATGGTGTAGTTCACCTCGTCGCAGTTGAACCTCAGACCGGCGGTCAGCTCCACCGAGGACGGCGTAAACACGCCCTCGATAACAGCAGCCGTTTCACCTTGAATAGCTACGCCGCGCTCTTTGCAGCGCAGCATAAGGTACTGGAGCGACGCCGTATCAACAAATGTTTCGTCCATCACGACGTCCAGTTCCATGTAGCACTTGACAAGCTCTGCGGCTGCCGGTGCGAGCGCGTCATAGATGATGCTGCCCTCGCGCTTGTCCACCGTATCCGGCACGGATTCCAGCATACGGTTCATAATGTAGTCAAACGTCATTTCGTCCGAGTATCGTCCGATCATGCCGCTTCACCTCCAAACTCAAATTCGCTTTCCACGTCGCCCTCGGTCGTGGTTACGGTAAATTTCACAAGCAGGCTGCGCTTGCCCTTGGTGAACGAAAACTGCTCAACCGAGAGCACACGATCGTCTGCCATGAGTGCATCTTCAATCGCCTTGACAACCTTGGCCTGCAGATACGGCGTCATGGTCTGACCGAGCAGGGCGTTCAGCTCGATACCGTAATTCCATGAATAGATGGCATACTGAAACCGTTCGGTCTGAAGAATCAGGAAGATTGCCTGCTTCATGGCTTCCAGTCCGTCCAGCTTGCCGCCGGAACACGGGTAGCCGTCAAACCGCAGCGCATAGGTGCGCGTAGGCTGTGTTTCAATCTCGAAATCCTGCACGAGATCGTCATTATACTCTGTCGGCAGCATTACAGCGCCCCTTTCTTGTCGAATATCAGGTACTTTTGCCCGCCCTCATTGCGGAACAGGATGAGCATATCGCCCACCTTGAATGAGGATGCGCTCACGCCGCTTTTCACGATGAAAAACTCCTTGGTGAGTACAAGTTTCTGGTCGATCTGCACACGGAACGGCGAGAGTGCAATCACCTTGCCGAAGCAGATTGTCATCGGCAAAGCGGCTTGACGCTCATTCGCGGCAATCTGTTTTAACGTGTTGATAAAACGCTGCGTATTAGGCACTAAACTCACCTCGAATTCCGCTCAGGTACAAATCCATCGTGTAAAGTCCGTGTGAGAACGTGTGCTTTGCCTTTTCGATGCACATATAGTTCTTGATGTTGATGTCGCCCAGACCCATACCGACGCAGACGGACGCGCCTGCTCTGGCTCTCACATCCCCGAACACCTTCTGCATGCTCAGCTCACGGTGAATAACATTGTAATAGTTCATGAGCGCTTTCGCCTTAGTTTGCAGGTCAGCAGTATTCAAAGCATTGTCCAGCTTTTCATAATACTGCAAAACGCCCCATTTACTTTGACTTGCCGCGTTATTCATAACGTGTACTTCACGCACGCCTGTTTCGTCATTATCCCATGCCAGTTTGATTCTGTTGTACACATCCGTATCAATCGAGGAAGTATAGCTGTATGCCTGTGTGTTGCTTTCATCCACATAGAGAGGTAAAAGTAAATCCTCGTAAGGCTTCAAACACAGTTTGCCGAAATCGTCATACAGAACGTACATTTTACCAGTATTGATAATCGTGAGGTCGGATGCATTGCCCAACATATCAAACAGAGTTCCTTCTTCAATACGTTGCGGGATTTTATACTTGGTGTCTACTACTGTTCCGACCTTCAAGCCGTAGTCAGCAGCAAGCATCTTCAATACCTCGGTATAGGTCTTGTTCGTGTACGAAATCGTGTCTTTGTTCTTGAAGTAGCGCAACTGATCATAGCAGGTGACCTTAATCAGCCTGCTATCACTGCGGCTTTTCTTGAACACATAGCCATAGAACACGTTTGCACCGTTGAACCGGAACGATACAGGGTTACCCTCATGGAAGTTGAGCGTTTCATCCTTAACCACAGTGAATGTCAGCGAAGAAGCGGAATCTCTACGCGAGGTTTCCCATACAATATCACCTTCGATAACAGGTGACTGTAACTGACCTTTCTTGTTCTGAATGATAACCTCCGCGCCTGGCAACTGATAAGACGGCACATCACGCAAGATTTCCTTGCGCGTACCTGCTGCACCTGTGACAGACTTAACAACAACGGTTGTGATATCCTTCTTTTTCTTCTCGGTACTCGAACCGGATGAACCGGACGAACTTGAAGAACCAGAACCGCCGATGATGGCGGTACCTTTTCGCCTGCCCCAGTTGTTACATTCGGCGTTCGAGGACATCAAGAGGTCGAAGTGGTACACGCCGTTTTCGATTTGAATCATGCCGCCACGGTCATTAACCGTGTACGTCACTCCATCAAGCGCTGTACCTGTACCCTGCACTGTAACCTTAGTACCAAACGGTACGCTTGGCGGTGCGGCACAGGTGTGCTTGCTTGGGTCTAACCTGTTGCCGAGCGCATCAAGAAAACCGCCCTCCATAGCATTATTCGCAGGATAATAGGCGGTAAAGAGTGCCTTAACCGTATTTGTAGCAGTACCAGACGATTTAGAGCCGGTATAGTTAGATACTGTGTCCTTCGACGATACATAGTTCAGCGGATTGACCGACGAACCGTTCAAGTGCATACCAAAATGCAGGTGACAGCCGGTCGAGTTGCCAGTTGTACCAACGGCTGCAATCTTCTGACCTGCGGAAACTTTCGCGCCCTTTGAAACATACAGCTTCGAACAATGTCCGTAGAAACTCATCAGACCGCCACCATGGTTAATACTGATGTAGTTACCATAACCTCCGTTCAAACCGGATACCGTTACAGTGCCCGATCCAAAAGCGAGAATCGGCACGCCCGATGCCGCTGCCAAGTCAACACCATCATGAAACTTGACAGTGCCGTAAATTGGGTGTACGCGGTTACCATAGCCGCTCGACATACGTGAGTAGGACGGACACGGCCAAACATATTTACCCATGTTCTCCCCTCCTTAACTCGGCAGCTTGAGCACGGTACCGGGGTAGATCCACCAGCCGTTACTGCTGCTTGATCTACCGTATTTCTTCGCTGCGGCTTCAATGGCAGCCTTGTTCAGATTATAGATAGACTGCCACTTAGTACCGTTCCCCAACTTCACGCGGGCAATGTCCCACAGGGTATCACCCTGCTTGACGGTGTACGTCTTGCCGGCCGGTGCGGTTGTAGTGTCGCGCTTCTGCGTGACGGTCGCTTTCTTGGTGGTGGAATTGCTACTCTCGCTCTTTTTGAACTCGATCAGCTTGGTCTTGACATCCACATAAGTCAGCAGTTCAATTTTCGCCATCACGTCAACGCCGTAGCTACCGGCATCCTCGCTCAGTTCGTAGCTTTCCAACGATACCATGAGCGGCTTGTCCGGGTCGTTCGTCATCAGCAGATTGCCTGCGTCATCCGTGCGGATAACCAAAAACTCAAACGGCTTGCACTCGCGCTTGAGCTTTTCCAGCAGTGACATATAATACTGTGCCGGCTGGTAGCCGTTCGGGTAACACGCAAACGGGTATTCCCTGTTCGGCAGGAGCGCGTTGAAGCTGTACTTGCTCAATCCGGGTGTCTTGATGATGTTGCGCTGACCCTCGTTGATGAGGTTAATGGTCTTGTTCTGGTTGCTGATCTTGATGGTCAGCGCACTCGGCGTGACCGGAAGGCGCACACCGTCCATGTAAAACTCGTACATATTTAGATGTGCACTCCTTCCGCGCTGGTGACAAGCGCCTCGGTGACCTTGGCTTCCAGCAGATTGACTACGCCGTCCAGATCCATCTCGTTCGAGATGTTGTTGTGGTTAACCATTTCCACCTTGATCTCGGCGGTGGTGTACTTGTTAATGACCTGCCGCTCGGCAATATCGCGCAGCAGCTTGATGTCGTCCGAGGATACGCTCACATCGTCCGCAATCTGGGCGGTGTTGTCCGCGATGTTGGACAGCAAACCCGTTGCCGGATCGTCCGGCAGGTCAAGACCCAGCTTTTCAGAGATGCTGTTCTGGAGGTTTGCGCCCCAGTTGTAACCGTTGGCGTAAGCCGTCGAATACTCGATCTTCTCCTTGTGCTTAACGTACTCCGTCCACCCGGACTGATCCTTGATCTTCTGGATTCTGTCGGTGTAGCTGTCGTAGAATGTGTCCAGACCGCTGGTGATATTGATCTTCACGCCCGGAATAAGATTGATGAGCTTCTCGATCGTCCTCACCATTCCGCGGATGACGCCGACAACATACTGGCTGAGCTGCAAAAACAAAATCTCGATCGATGCAATCGGGTGCTGGAACACGTTGCCGAGGAAGTTGATAAGATCGGCAATCACGTTGTAGACCGGCAGATAGAACATATTGTAGACGAACGCTCCTGCCATCGCGAACAGGCCGCAGATCACGCCGACGGCGCTCGTCGTTTCGTTCTTTGCCCGGTTCGTGTAGTTGATGTACGCCGCGATCACGCCGATGAGAATGATGATCGAGCCGATGATAAGCACGATCGGGTTGAGCGACATCACCGCATTGAGCATTTTCTGCGCGGCTGTCAGCGCCTTCGTAGCCGCAGCACAGATCTTCGTCCAGTTGGCGGCCACTGCAAACAGCGCAAAGGCTGCCGCAGCCGCAAGCACCAGCGGGCCGATGACCTCAATATTGTTCGCCACCCAGTTGATGGCTTCGAGCAGCGGCTGCAAGGCCATGATCGCCATGTTGCTGGCCTGCGTCCAGACGTCCGACCAGGTGAGCGGAATCTCGTTGAATTTCTGGTTGGTTTCCTCCGCCGAGGACAGCAGCGCGGACTTGACGACGCTCGCCGTCAGCTCGCCCTCCTGCGCCATGCTGCGGATCTCACCGACCGACACGCCGAGGTAATCCGCAATCGACTGAATGATGGTCGGCGCCTGCTCGAATACCGAGTTGAGTTCCTCACCACGCAGCACGCCGGAGCCCATCGCCTGCGTGATCTGGAGCATGGCGGCAGCCTGTCCCTCGGCGGACGTGCCCGCAATCTTGAACTGCTTGTTCAGCTGCTCGACAAACGCGATCGTTTCCTGATTGCTGCTGAATGCGTCACCGGCCAGCAGACCCATCTTCGCGACCGCATCCGCTGTAGCGTTGTACGCGCCGCGCGAGCGCATAGCGGACTGGTAGATCAGCTCCTGCAAATCCGCCGTGCTTTGCAGACCGTCGTTCATCAGGTTGAGACGGGCGGTGGTCTGCGTCAGCTCGTCCGACATACTCACGATACCGCTCACCAGCTTGGAGCCGAGGAACGCGGTGCCCAGCTTTTTAAGTGAGGCCGTCAGGTTTTCTGCCGGCGGCTGCGCCGAGGTCATGCTGCTCCGCAGCTCCTCGACTTCGCTCACGGTTCGGGTGAGCTCTTCACGCACACCTGTCAGTTCGCTGTTAAATTGTGCATACAGACCGGTCGGTGCAGCCTGTTCAGTCAGGTTCTGCATCCGCTCAAACCGGTCGTTGACCGCACTCAGGCTGGACGCAATACGGCTGAGCACGTTGCTCATGCCGTCGCGCAGCTGGACGGTGCCCGACAGTGCCATAGAACTCACCTCCCTCGTTTCGCTTTATCCAGAGCGGCCTTTTCGTCCTCGTTGTACACGACACAGGACGCCCAGATGAATGCCCGTTCTTCCTTTGGCAGACTTAAATATTCGGACGGCAGGATATGGAGCTTTTGCAGGCAGTAATGCGCTGCATACGCTTCATAATCATCAGAGCCCTCACCGTCCCGAATCAGTTTTTTGCCTGTTCCACCAGATCGAGCTTGTCACCGAAGCCGCAGATGTCGAACAGCTTTTCCGTGTAGTTCGTATACTCGCCCGGCGTCAGCATGGCCGAGATCAGCTCCTCGGCGCACTTTACGCCGTAGCTGTCCTGCAATTCTGCGTCGTTGAGGTTCGGATAAACCGTGCAGGCGGCTGCCAGCTTGGCAAGGTACAGCACGTTATCGAATTCCTGACGGAAGCTGCCGCGCTTACCCGGCACCTGTACGCGGTACTGGCAGTCGCGGCGCAGCGTTTCGTCCTCGCGCGAGGAAATGCAGCGCACCTCCCACTCGAGCGGCTTGCCGTCCTCATCGGTGAAGCGGTCGGACACGACCAGCTTTACGTTTTCAACCTGTTTGGCGTTCTGCGCCAGAAATGCGGTAAGATTACCCATTGCACAAATTCCTCCTTATTCCATACCGGACAGCGTGTTAAATTCCTCCGGCATATCCCAGTTATCAAATGTACCGGAAAGCTCCTCATCGAGCAGGGTATCGCCCGCGTCGAACTTCGCCAGAATCGAGCTGTCGATCAGGCAGCCGGTATGCGTGATGGTCTGACGGCCGGCGGACGAGGACGGGTCCTCGTTGGACACCTGAATCTCAAACGGCGTCATCCTGCCGGTCTTGCAGTAGGTCAGGAACCAGCGGCGGAACACGCTCTGGTTAAAGTGCGCCGTGCCCTTCCACGAACCGGACCAGCCGGTCGGCTTCTTACCGATGCCGGTACGGCCGAGAATTTTCACGTCCTGCGAATTGACCTTCGCGGACGACTCAAAGCTGTACAGCTGCATCATATTGTAGCGGTTGCCGTCAATAGTGACGTAGCACTCGGCCATCGAGCCGGATACCGCATCATTTGCTTCCATAACAGGAGCGTTCAGCATGACTTTTCCCTCCTTTATTCAACGATTACCTTCATGTAAAGCTGTTCCATCGCGGAAACCGGCTGTACATGGTCCTCGACCGCAACGGACTTCTTCATGTCGCCCTGCGACACGGTGACGCTGCTGCTGTCAAAGTTCTCAATGGCGCGGATGGTCTGGAGCTGGTTGTGATGCGCTACAATGTCGCTCCACAGGCTCACGCGGCCGGAGGCGTCGTTCTGGACTTTGCCGAGGTACTTCGAGTTAAACAGCGATGCAATGTCATTCGCAATCTGGTCGAGCACGCGCATGACCTGATTGGACGAGAAATCCGCGCTCTTTTCGTCCGTGACGGACACAAAGGTGTTGATGTCGGTCAGCACGCGCGTCTGGTCGCCCACACGGTGGAACGTGAACTCACCGGCCTTGATCGCCTTTTCAAGCTGGGTCTGCGTGTAGTTCGTGTCGATGTTGTACTCGCCGGTGTAGGTCGAGTTGGTCATCGAGCGGTTGACCGCGCACGCAGATTCCGCGCCGGTCGTCCAGTAGACAGCCGACGGGTCGTCAGATGCACCGACCAGACCGTTCTTGACGGAAATCACGCCCTCATAGTCTGCCGAGGGATAACCATGCAGCACGCACTGGAACTTCACGCCCTGCTCATCACGCAGGCGGCGCGTCCAGTTGGCGAACAGGCCCTTGACCGTGCTGTTCTTCGTGTCGCAGCCGACCGCGTTGAAGCTGTACGGCTCGATCTTGTCGAGGAACGTCTGGTACGCCGCATCCTGCACCGCGCCGGTCGTGCCGCCGGTGAGCAGCAGGCCTGCGTTCTCGGTCAGCGCCTCACTGCCCTTCCAGTGCAGATAGTCGTTGTCCTCGAGGTCGGAAACCGCCTTCACCGCCTTCTGCGTGTCTACAAGGGTCGTGCCGAGGTAGGTCGAAACATCGTAGACCTCGTTTGTCGATGCCGTGAAACCCTCGTTCTGCTGAATGACGATTTTCAGTTCGTTGCCGATCTTGCCCGGATACTTCGCCTCTGCGTACTTGCATGCTGCCTTTGCACCGCCGCTGTTCAGACGGAACAGGTGCAGCGTCTTGGCGTTTGCAAAGATCTCGCGCAGCGGACGCAGCTCGTCCGCCGTGTAGGCGTAGCCGGTCAGCGCAAGTGAGCCCTTCTGGAACTCGCTGTTCTCGATGGTCACGACCTCGTTCTCCGGTCCCCAGTCGAGGGACAGCGGGAAAGCCGCCGTGCCGCGGTCGCCCAGGGTCGCAGACGCACGCGCCGCCGACACAAAGTTGATGTATGCACCGGGCAGCACCTTGTTCTGTACGGTATACATACCGCCGCCTAAAGCCATTTAATTCACCTTGCCTTTCATAAAGTTATCAATGAGCGCGTCCACCTCGGAAAAGGTGTAGCGCTGATCCTTGTCGAGCAGCACGCCCAGCAGGTCGCGCCGCTCGCGGTATCTGTCGAAGGTCAGGAGCTGTGCGCCGGTAAACGCCGGTGCTCCTGCCTCTGTTTTGCGTTTGACTGCCATGTTAAGTCTCCGTTCCTACGGTGGTCTGCAAATTCTCCATCGGAATATCTTCCGGGACTTCCCGGACAAACTGCCGGTAGTCCGCAAAGAAATGCAGTACCTCGTCTGTAATTTCCCACGAGAGATTGCTCCCGCGCAGGCTTTCTGTGCGCCGCAGCAACAGCGTGAGCGTCTGTGCAACTTCCCGGCACTGCTCCTGCGGACGGCCGTCCGACGGGAAGAACCGCACGTCCATGTGCTGCACGATCTCATGCAGACCGGACGGGTACGGCGTGACGTCCGCACGAAGCTGCCGAATGGAGAAGCACGGCGCAGAGAAGCCCTGCTCGATACGCTCGGTGTAAATGTCGTACTGCGCCGATGGATAGACCGTGCGCAGCTTATCGACGATTTCCTGTACTACGTTAATCATTTGCCCTCCATCATGCGGCTGAGAAATTCCTCACTCTTGGTCTTGATAATATCGGGCGCAGCTTTCTGGAGATCGAACATGCCATTGCGCAGCATGTGCTTTCCTTCAACGAAACTGCGAACCAGACGTTTGCCAATAGCCGGAACATACCGTCCGACCTCCTGCCGGTGGCCGTTCTCGACGAACGGCGCGTACTCAATGTTGTTGTAGATTTCTGCACGATAATGCTTGCCACTGCGCCGTGCTTTCGTCGTAAACCAGTTACGGTGCAGGTGTCCGCTTAGACCGGGCGGTGTCAGTTCAATAACATCAGCCAACAAATCATTCATCATCTTATCGAGCAGCTCTGTATAGAACTTGTCCATCTCCGGTTCGCTGGCGGCGGCCTTAATGCGTTCGTTCAAGTCGCGCAGCTCGTGAAAATCACAGCTTCCCCAGCTTGCCATTACGCTCGCTCCTCTCGGACGGCAGAAAGCTGCTGATGGGTCGGATAGACCACGCTTTCGCCGCTGTATTTCAGCCGATAGGTCGCGCCGTACTGCTGAACCGCAAGGCGGCAGCCTGCCGGAATCGTCAGCTCCGGCGCACAGTAGATCGTCGCCTGATAGCTGATCTGACCGCTGTTTGCGTCCGTTTTGCTGTCCGGTGTGCCGGAAAACGACAACGCACACGGGATATTCTCGTGCAGCACCGCGTCCGGTGTAACAACGGTTTCGCCGCCCACTTCCTGTTTACTTGTGCCGGTGACGGTCATCACGCCGTCATAGGTCTGCTCGAGCAGCGCACGCTCCAGCTCCGGATTGCCGAGCATACTACCACCTCATCTTTCGATAGGCGTTCAGCTGCGCCTTGTAGTCGGTGAGGAAGTCGCCCGAGCCTGCCAGCGCCGCCAGCTGCTCCGCCGCCGTTGCAAAGGAAAAGGACGTATCCCCTCTGGACACGCCCTTTGCGGCAGGCTGCATATTCTCGTTCTGGAGCTGAACGCTGTTTACCAGGCCGCGCACCATAAGCGCTGCAGTGTTCGTCAGGCCGTCCGGTGCCTCGGTCAGATTGCAGTAGTTACAGATCTGCTCGAGCACCAGATCGCAGGCGAACTCAAGCGTTTCCTGCGGCAGGTTCGGCAGCAGACTTTGCGCCCGCAGCATCAGCGTTTCCCTTGTCATTTCTGCGCTTCCCCCTCGGTTTGTCCTCGGTCGGCTCGGTTTCCTCCTCGGCGGTCACGGTTTCCACGGTAAAGCCCGCACGGCCGGAGAACCAGCTTGCAAGCCACTCGTTATCCGTCTGCGCCTCACCACTGACGAACTGCACGCCGCCGATCTTGCGGTCGTACTCCTCGTTCGGTGCCTTGATCTTGTACATGTCAGTTCCCTCACTTTACCTTGAAGTTACGCAGCACGCCGGCAGCGCGGGACTTCTTGAGCACGGTTGCGGCTACCATCTCGACATCACCGGCCTTGACCGGGCCTGCGGTGCTGAAATCCGGCAGCGTGGTCGAGATCACCTTGCCGCCCATCGGAGAGACGGCGTGGAAACCGTCCAAGCCCAGACGGACAGCGTACAGGTCGGTCAGACCGGTAACGGTGGTCTTGGACGAGGACGCGCCGTATTCACGCGACGTGATCGGCACGACCGGCTTTTCCTTCTTCTCGGCGGTGTCGTAGTAATACTGCATATCCATGAACGGAATGCCGTTGTAACCGCTCATCTGACGGCCGAAAGCGTCCTCAGAGTGGGTCAGATAACCCGCACGGCGGGCGCAGGAACGGATCTTGGTCAGCAGCGCCGCGTTGCCGATGAGCATAGTCGGCACACCGTCCAGCTCGGAGAGGAACTCGTCGAGCATATCGAGCACGGTCTTGTAGTTGGTGTCGATCGCCGCCGAGGTGGACAGGTCGATCGCCTTGGAGGCGTCGGCGTTGATTTCGGTCGAGGTGCCGACAAGCAGCGTGTCCAGACCGTCAAAGCCCTTGGTGCCCTTGTCTCCGTTGATGGCGGTGTAGTGGAACAGGTTGGTGGTCGCCTTGATGTGCTCCTCCAGCTGGAACTGCACCTCGTTGATCTGACCGTTTGCGGTATTCGCGAGAACGCGGTCGATCTTGAACGTGCCGCCGAAAATCTTGAGGTCAACCGACTTGGTTTCGCGGTCGGCAACGGTCTCGATGTAGTCGGCGTTGATGTCGCGGAAGTCCGCACCTGCCGGGGTCTTGAGCTGGGTGTAGCCATAGGTCAGGGTCGAGCCGCCCGTGCCGGGGGAAACCGAGTTGTCAAACGTCAGTGCGTTCAGCAGCATGGAGCCGCGGCGGAACTGGTCAATAACCTGCTGGTCCACATGGTTTGCCATGCCGACCTTTGCCTGTGCGAGAGTGATAGGCATTTTTCATCTTCCTTTCTTTATCCTTTGGTGTTGTATACTTCTGCGAGAGCGGAACCGAGGTCGTTTACCGTGTTCGGCTTGCCGCCGGACTGCGGATTGTAGCCGCCGCCCTGACCGCCGTTCGGGTTTCCGCCCTTGTCGCCCTGCTTGCCGGACTGACCTGCGCCGTCCTCCTCGAACAGCCATGCCTTGTCCTTTTTCAGACTTTCGACCTGCGCGTCAAGGCCGGTGATCTTGCCGTCTGCGCCGATCTTGATGTCATCCATCGAGAGCGCCGCGCGGGTCAGCTGCGGATCGCGTGCGTGGGCACGGGTCAGCGCCAGGTCAATGGCAGCGTCGCGGCGGATGTTCGCGGTGTCGGTGTCGTACTTGCTCTGGAGGGTCTTGAGGTCGTCCTCCAGCTTCTTCGGGTCCTTGCCGTCCCACGCCTTGGCGGCGGCACGCAGGTCCTTGATGGTGTTGTTCGCCGTGGTCAGCTCCTGCGTCTTGGTGTCCAGATCGGCCTTGGGAACGTAAGCGCCGCCGGCGGCGTTGACCACCTCAAACTTTGCGTCCTTTGCGGCCTGCTGGAACTGCTCCCAGGTCAGTGCGCCCTTTTCAAAAAGGGATTTGAGAAATTCCATTGTTTTTGCTCCTTTCATCGAAAAATGAGTATGAAAAAACCACCTTGGATTGAATCCTTGGTGGTTTAGTCCATCAGTTCTACTGTTTTGATTTCGGTTTCCAGCATTCCGGTCAGAACGCCGTTGTCGTCGCGCCGGATAATCAGCTCTGCAATTTCCGGTTCATTGTCCAACGCACCTACCACGGTGACGAATTTGCCGGTCAGCACAATGCCGTCCGTGCATTCCACCTTGAGGCGATGCGCTTTGTCGTATGGGCGCTCGGTGCCGAGCAGCTTTTTCATGTGCTGAATGAGATCCATTGTTATCTTTCCAATGTACGGTCTTGATGACTAAGTCTTTGGTTGATAGTGAACGCCCGGTGCACATTCGATTGCCGGGTTTTCCTCCAGCTTATTCATATGCTCGCCCGGGATACCATCCGGAAACGCCTTGCAGCATACCCGCTTTCGGTGGATACAGGTATTGCACAGCACACCATGAACGCCAGACGGCTGCGAACAGCGTGCCAGAAACTTGTCATGATCGGACAGTTCTTCATATCGCCTGTTGCGTTCCTCGGGTGACAGCCTTTTGAAGTCCTCAAAGGTTAAATTTCTGTCATCCATATGGTGTTGCCCTCCTTTCTGTCAACAATGAAACGCGATTCTCTCTTGAAAAGGATTTCCTTTTCGATTGTGTTGATACCACGCATATCTCTGCCGGTCTTACTCTGAATAACCAGCTGAATATCCATATCCGAGTCATATACCTCCGTAGAAGTAGACGTGTATGCGTCGTATGTAACGATCGCGTCAACCTCATGCGCTGCCAGAAAAGCAGCTTTATCTGGTATCATGTCACTGGACAGAGAACGATATACCGTTCCCTCGTACACTGGAAGTTTATCCAGCGCCTTGTCAAGCCGTTTCGTCCAGCGCTGTTCCGCTTCGCTGAGTGATTCACCTCGGCGCAGCTTATCGTTTAGCGAATAGCTGGCCACACTGACATACTTCTGCAGTGCGCTTGTTTCGCGCTTGTTCAATTCCAGTATAGCACTTTCCGGGTCGTTTTCAACATATTTCTTATGCCATTCCTCATATGTCATACCTTTCTCGACATACTCGGTCTTGCCGGTCGCGGGATTTCTGGCGGCACGCTTACTGCCGATCTGGAACTCCGTCACCGGAACGGTGGTACACCGGCAGCGTGGGTGCAGCGGCGGATAGTTAATGCCGGTTTCACGCTCCGCGAGCGGAAACTCGCGCTGATCCAGAGCGCCGCACACCGTGCAGGTCTTGAGGTCGAGCGCCGCCTCGAACCAATAGGACTGGACACCGGTTTCCCGGTATCCCTGTTCGGCGGCCTCAGCCGCCATATGGGCGCTCTCGGTGTGAATGAGCGTTGCCGCCCTGCTCTCGGACACGCCCATGCGCTGGGTGAACTCTTTCGTCATGCGATCGAGCGAGTCGCCGCGGACAAAGCCGCGCGAGAGCGTCTGCATCAGCTCACGGGTCAGCTTGTCCTTGTCCGCCCAGATGCGGGAGGAAAACTCACTGCCGAGCCACGGCACGGCTAGTATCTTCTCGACCGTCTGCGGGTCAATGCGAGCGAATGTGCTTGCAACATTCATCTGCTGACTGACAGCGTACACCGTGCGGTAGTAGGTGTCGGTGTAGCGCTCCTGCAAATGGTCGCGCAGCACATCGCGCTGAGAGCCGAACAGTTCCCTCATCCGCAGCTCCACCTGCGTCTGCAACGCCTGTAAGCGCGAGATACGCGACCGGAGATAAACCTCCTCCAATTCCTTGTCAAAGCCGCCGGCAAGCGCCTTGTCGCGGAACTCGTCCAGCGACATCTGGAAGTCCTCCAGCTCGGCATCCCGCAGCAGCCTGCGTGCATCTGCCATGCTGACGCTTTCGTTCTCGGCGTATCTGGCGTAGAAAATCGAGATTTCCTTGTCCAGTTCGTGCAGAATGCGCTCATACTCCCGATGAAAGCGCAAGCACAAGTCGTCATCCTCTCGTTTCTGCTTTTCGGCGAGCTCGATGGCACGTTTGCGCCAGTACGCGCCGTTCAGCTTATCCGCTGCTGCCATCGCCTACACCGTCCTTTGGTGGAAACTGAAACTGCGGCTGCTTCTCGGCTGCTGCCTGCTGTTCCTTTTCCAACTGCTTTTGCTCGCTCTCGGCATCGTCTACCCACGGATGGTTTGCAAGTATCGTTCTGTCCGAAATAATGCCGACCGACTGCTGTGCGATCTGTGCGGTTTCAAGGTCGTTCTGGACCATGTTGCGCGTCCAGGTCTGGAGAATGCGCTTCGGCTGCGCGATACCCTCCAAGCGGCAGATAGCACGCACCAGCTCGGCAAAGCCGGAGCGGAACTGCGTTTCCATCATGCCGGCCTTCAGCTCCAGCAGGCTGTACAGGTACTTGAGCGCCACGCCGGACGAGTTGCCGAAATTCTCAGGGTTCGGGTCAACGCCCATGCCGCTGACGAAGATCTGACGGCGGGTTCTTTCGAGGAAAGCGTTCCGCGCCTCAAACGGGATCTCCGCGCGAATGGTGTCCACGCCACCGTCCCCCTCGACCTTGATGAGCTTGCTCTTTTTGAGGTCGCTCATGAACTCGGTCTTGTCCGTGCCGCCGTAGTTCTTGATGACGAAGATGACCTCCTGCACGTCCTCCATATCGTTGGCGAAGCCGGAAACCACCTTGTCGTAGGCGTCGATCAGGTCGCGGTACAGCGGCAGATCGCCCCGCCGGTCGGCGTTGTTGTAGAACGGGATGAACGGCACCGCGCCGAGGCCGTGCCGCAGCTCCTGTCCGACTTTCGGATACTCGAAGTAGGTGTAGTTGCCGGACACGCCGTTCTGACGGTAGAACCGGCAGGTCGTGTCGTCCCAGTATTCGCACACCTGCACGGTCTGTCCGCTCTGCGGGTCGAGCATGGTGTAGCAGCGCAGCACGCCGACGAGATCGCTCTCCAGCGTACCGGAGAACACCGGCACGATCTGTTCCGGATCTACGGTGTGGTAGCGGAACCTGTCGTCTGCGCCGCGCCAGTAATGCAGCCAGCCGACCGAGGTGTTGCTCGCGTCAATGCCCAGCTGCATGGCCGTTGCGGTGTACTGATCTCCGAGAATCTCTGCGATCCGCTCGTTGGCGGTCTTGTTCCCCACGTCAAACACCGGCGGATAGCTCAGCGCGTAGGAAACCTTTTGCGTCACGAGCAGGTTATGCCACGAATGCGAAATACGGTTGTCCGCGAGGTGCAGCGGATTGCCGAGTGTCTGTTCGGTCTCTGCCTGCCGCTGCAAAACGCTGTTGTCCTGCTTGATGCGGTTGACGTTGCTGTAATAGCGCCGCGCCTCGTCCGCCTCGCGGATAAACTGCCCGTGCCCCTGTAAAAGCCGCTGAATCGTGCGGCTGTTCACTTTCACCATACGCTGACCCCTCCTTTCCTGTTGAACTGCTCCGCAACGCCGGTCGTGGCGTCGGGAGCGTCATCATGGGCATTCTTGCCCTCTTTCTGGTAATGTAACATTGCTTTTGCGTACTCCGGCCAGCGGTCGCGCCAGTTCACCGGAAAATAAATGTGATCCTGCACCCACGTCGAGCCCGTCAGGATACGCGCGACCTTGTTCTCGCTCTGGTGGAACCACTCCACACGGCAGCGGTTGGAGCCGAGCCGCCGAAGCTGCTCCTGCACGTTGCGGGCAAAGCCGCGGCCGCCGTTGTTGCTCTCGATTTTGGCGAGGTTCACGCCGTGCGCCAGCAGCCGCCGTGCGGTTTCCGGCTCGGTCACTTCCATCGGGGCTTTGGTGTAGTAGATGTCGAGCACATAGGCTTCGTGCGCGTACTCGCCGTAAATGATGCTGCACAAATAGTCCGCGCCGGTGTCCGCCGTGTCCGTGTAGCTGCGGATATGCGTAAACAGTGGATTGCCGTGCTCGTCCCTCGGAATGTCCGTATAGGTCTTGAAGCTGCTGTACAGACGGCCTTTGAGGTCAATCGGCTGCTGCTGATAGTTCGCGCTGGCGATTTCCTCGCTCATCGTGCGAACCTTGTCCTCGTAGTCCTCGCGGGTGAGAACCGCGTCGCACAGCATGGTGCCGTCGTCCTGCAAGGCTTTCATCGTGATGAGTTCCGCATCCGGCCAGTGCTCCAGCGCACGGCCTGCGAGGTCGCCGGTCGCCCAGCGCGTCATGATAATAACGATCTTGTAGCCGGTTTCGGTTCGGGACAGCATCGTGTCCGTGAACCACTGCCACTGCTTGTCGAGTGCGCCCTCGTTGAACGCCTCCTCGGCTTTCTTGATCAGGTCATCGAGAATCAGCTTGCGTGCGCCGAAGCCGGTCGCCGTGCCGCCCGGAGAGGTAGCGAGGTAACTCGCGTACTGTCCCTCAAGCGCCCACTTGCCTGCGGCGGCCTCGCCGTACTTGATGCGGGTCTGCGGAAAAATGTCCGAGAACACAATGCGGTTCGGGTCGAACCGTTCCTCCACAATACCGTCACGGACTGCCCGTGCGAACGTCGTGGACAGCGTTTCGTTGTAGCTGCCGGTCATGATCTGCTCGGACGGATCGCGCCCAAACAACCATTGGCTCAGCAGCACCGCCGTGCGGCTCTTGCCGTGTCGCGGCGGCATATTGACCACCAACACCTTGCGGTCGCTCTCACAGAACGCCTGTAAGCGCCGACACAGTGTTTTGAGGTACGGCCTGTCCTCGCGGTAGAAGTCCGGCGCCATCAGCTTGCAGAACGCCCAGAAGTCGCGCCGCGCAAGCTCAATGCGTGCCGCTCTGCGGATACGCTCGTCAACCATCGTCAGCCAGCTTTCGCAGCTCCTCGGTGGTCAGACCGGCAAGCGGGTTGTCTACCTCAAGGGTGCCGGAGTGCTCGATCTGCTGTACAAACGCGCCCGCCGCTTTCGCTCTCAGCTCGGACGCCTTGAGCCGGTCCTTGGTTTCCTCGCCCTTGTCGCGCATGACGTTCGTCCAGAAGGCGTTGATCTCCTCCATGTCGGCAATGCGCGGCGTTTCAAGCAGCTTGTCGCGGTCTGCGATGAAAACAGCAAGTTTCCGCAAGTTTTCACTGCCGATGGACTGAAATCCGTTGTCATCCCTCGCCTTGTATCCGGCAAGCCGCGCCGCTTCTGCCGCCGTCTTGCCCTGCTTGTAATAATCTACCCAAGCCTGCTGCTTGGCTGTCAGTTTGCTCACGCGCTCACCGTCCTTTCTGAATTCTGGGCAAAAGAAAACCGCCTACGAGGTAGACGGTTATGCTGGGTTACAGTTCTATTTTTATTTTTTCGATTGCGTATTGTCCGGGCACTCTTTCCATTTGGTATAACTCAATGCCTTTTTCTTTGCACAAGTCTTTGATTTCAGCTTTCAAGCGCTCGTCTGCTTTTACACCAAGGCGGATTGATTTGGGTATTGGTGCTTCCCAAGTAGTACCCAAGTCACCCACTTTAACAGGAGTTGCTATCGCTCGAACCTCTTGTTCATATTCCCACCTTTTCGATTTCATAAACATCATGGCTATCCCAGCTTTCTCTAACGCTTCTTTTGTGAAAACTTTTATTCGTAGAAGCGATTCTACATAGGACACATAGCCTTTGACAATCTTGCATTTATTGATTTTTTCTTCATCATATTCGATACATATGCCTTTATGTGAATTAGCATAATGTCCCCACATGAGTAATTCTATATCAGTCTGCGAAAAACAAGTTATTCCAAATCTTTTCTTAATACACTCCATAGTGTCTTGCATATTAGCATAATCCGACTGAATTTTGTTCCGTTCAATCCAATTATTCCTTGCTTTATCAATCCAATCTATCATTTCAGGATATTGTAATAAAATAAAATCAAAAATATCGTCTTCTGTGTAATAAAATGCACATTCAAACAAGTCGTTAAACTCATCAGGAATAGATGCCCACAAAGTATTATTTTTGATGCTCTCCAGAGCATAATTTCTTTCTTTTCCGTTCTCATCTTTTATGTAGGTCGCCGGAAAATACTTAAACAAACTCGACATAAACATACACCTCCATGGTTCTACAATACAATATGGTCAATTACATTGTCAATGGAAAAAGCACCCTCGAACGAGAGTGCTCTTTCAGAGATGTACTCCAATGGCATGAAGCAGGAGGTCACAGGGTCTGCGTTTCACCCCTGTCAACTTCATGATACTATTAAAACACAGATTTAGGTGCACGTTAGGCAAATTTTCACGGAAGATCTAAATATTTTTCAACTATCCGGATAAACTCCGCATTCCATGTATGCGCTGTCCTCTCGCTCACCGGCACGCACATCGCCGCGCCGTACAGCGTATGGCTGCGCTTCCAGTACACGCGGTCGATCAGTTCCATGCGCTGGCGGCCGTGCTTCATCACCTCGGTTTCCGAGATGGCAGCCCGCACCGCATCATACCGCCGCTGCTCCTTATCTGTCAGTCGGTCAACGACCGCACGCTCAACCGGACTGCCGCCGCCGCTGTGGCCGCCGGACGCGCCGTAGGTCGGTGTGCAGGGCATGTCGCCTACGCTCTCCGCCTTGCGGCGCAGCGCCGGGTATGACCGAATGATGCGCTTTGTGTACTCCCACCAGTCCTCACGCTTGTTCAATATTTCCCCTCCCTGTCCGTAATGCCGTAGCGCCACACGAGGTAGCGCCGAACTTTATCGCTGTATTTAGTCAATATTCTTATGCTCCTCCTGATATTTCCGCATGATGCCGACCGCCACGTGGCACGCCTCGTCACACGCAGCCACCATCTTTTCGCGGCCGTGCAGACCGCCGTAGTATTCGATCGTTGCCAGCTCCTCGGCTGTCGTTTCCGGGTCGAGGATGCGGATTGCCTGGTTAATCGTCATGGGTGTCCTCCTCTCGCAGATGATACATCAGGAAGTCAGCCTCCGGCACATCGCAGAACTCGTCTCGGTCGCGACCGACCACAAGAATCGTGCCGACGAAATCCACGCCGACGAACCGGCAGTTGTACGGCAGACCGAGAATGCGTCCCTCCTCGTTGCAGATGATGACGGCGTCCGATGTAATCGTTACGGTTTCGATATAACCGCCGACCTCGGCCTGCAGGGCTTTCAGCGTGTTGTCGATGTCGATCAGCTCCGGCGCACAGCCGGGCTTTTTACGGATTGCTTTCATGACGTCCCTCCTACTTCAAAAACCGCTCAATCGGCTCAAACGGAATGGTAAACTGCACATTGCCGTCGTTGATGCTCAGCGTCTTGCCGATTTCGTCGTTAGTGATGATGCAGTCGAACACCTTCGGCGCCAGAAACGGCGATCCCGATATGTTCACGCCTCCGCTGACACGGACGTGCAGATTTTTAATCTTCTTTTTCTTCATGCCTCATTCTCCTGTGCTTCATGCTCATACAGATACTCAATCTTCATACCGGTTACACGCTCAGCTTTAAGCCGCAGCTTCTCGTAGGCATAGTCGGCATCGACCTCTTTCTCCATGCGCGTGATCTCGTCATGGTTCTCCTGGAATGCCACGAAGAATTTCTTCATACGCTCCGGACCGAACCCGTAGGCATCGGCCACCGAGCAGACCGCCAGCCAGAGTGCTTTCTGCGTTGCCACGTCAGTACGCAGCCGCACAGTGGCATCGTCTGCCGCCTCCTGTACCGCCTCGCGGATCATGCGCTTGCGCGCCAACATATCCGCGTAGTTCATGCCCCGCGGCTTGCCGGAGTGCTTTTTCTTAGTCTTTGCCATGAGTTACTCCTCCTTTTTCTCGTTCACGTAGCTGCTTGTCCCGGATCAGCCGTGTTACCCTGTGACCGAGCACAGACGGCAGACAGATATTATCACCAAAGGCACCGGCGTACCACAGCGGGCAGGCCGTGGCGCAGGTGCTGCTGCGGGTCTTGTAGCACACACCCTCGTCCGTTTCCAGATCTTCCAGCAGCCATTTCAGCATTTCCAGTGATTTGTCGGTCATAATCAGCTGCCGCCTTTCCGCTTGATGCGTGCATCTTTGCTGATACGCTGCTCCGCATACAGCAGGCTTTCCGGCATGGTGTAATATGCCTGTCCGCCTGCGATGGCGCAGAGTAATTCACCCAGCACCTTTTGCGCTTCCCGCAGATCACGATACCGCGCCACAGTTACTACCTTGGCGTTCTTGTCATAGCTTGCGACGATGAGCGCCGCATCCGGCTTTTCCGAGATGCAAAAGCGCTCCACGAAATCCGAGTTGATGATCTGCTTCTTGTCACCGCTCAGAATGTACATCATTGCACCTCCGGCAGCTGCGGCAGCGGTCGCCAGAACAGCACATCTGTTCCGGCTTTCAGCCCGCCGACAAAATATGGCTGCTCGTCCCAGGTACGCAGCGTTTCCACTCTTGCACGTCCCCACTTGTTGTACGTCAACACCGGCACACCGCGCTCCGGCAGGCGCTCCTTTGGGTTGATCCAGCCGTTCTGTTCGATCAGCTGGTTCACCGCCTCGCGGATCAGGGCGCAGCCAAGCACACCGCAGTTATGCTCATGCCCGCAGCCGAGGCAGGCCAGAGAGCCGGTCTGCACTTTCAGCTGTCCGAGGGCTTCGATAAGTTCTTTTGTATTCATGCTTATCCTCCTATCAGACATCGTTATAGCGGTTCAGGCAACGAGTATTATGGCAAAACCGTTTCTGACCGATTACCTTTAACGGCTGTCCGCAAAACTGGCAATACACCGCTCCTGTTCTCGGTGGAGCGTCATCCGCGTGTGTTCCGCCGTATCTCATGCGGTTGACCATGCACACCACGGAACCCGGCAGAGCAGCGGCGATGCAGTGTTCCTTTGCTTTGCAGTAATAGCACTCAGGCGTTCCCACCCCTAATCACCTCCTTCCGCAGCTCTTTGAGCTTGTCCGTCAGCAGGCTCTCGGCCTTGCTCCCGGCTTTCAGCTTGCCGCCCTTGTTGCAGAGATTGAAACGCGGACGATTGACGTTGCCCATGCTGCCGCCCGGAAAGAAGTCGTCGCCCTCATACCAGCTGGCGGTGAAAAAGCTGCCGTCCGGCAGGTCGAGCCGGTACACGCTAAGCCCGATCTCGGGCGCCTTGTGCCAGATGCCCCAGTTACGCCAGTCAGACAGCACGGCCTTGCACTTGCTCTCGTTCGTCAGGGCGAGAATGTCCTGCTTTGTCAGTTCCAGCATCATACTTCCCCTCCCAGCTCTGTCAGGCGCACTAGCGGACACTCCATGCACTGCTCCAGCAGCTTTTCCTGATCCAGTTCACGCGGGTATCTGCAATAGTCATCGCAGAACACCTCCGCCGCCTTGCCTACTGCCTGCACCCAGCAGGCCGGATGGAACACCGGCGCGATCCGCACACCCTGTCCGCAGAATTTACACTTCGCCATTGTTCTCCTTACTGCGGTTCATAACCCGATTTTTCCATTCCCGCTCCCAGTCCGAAAGCTGCGAATCGTCCTGCTGCCGTTCAGTACCACCGATGTTCGTCGGGCTGAGATAGCCGCCGTCGTCCGCCTGCTTGGGTCTGCTCTGCTCCTTCGGCCTGGTCAGGTCCGCTGCCGTCAGCACGCCGTTTTTCAGGCGCTCCCGCAGGACCGTCATAAAGTACGGCACATAACCGCGGCTGTCGTTCTTGGCGTGGCCGACTGCATAATGCGCAGTGGCGGTTATCACCTCATCGGTCATTCCTAATGACCTCATCTTGGCGATAGCAGAGCGGTTGGCCTTGTTCAGCCG